TGCAGGACATCCTCCTAAGGTACAGGCTCATACTGTAATTGGCTTTGACCCCGCTATGGCGGGTAACGCTGCTTTTGTTGTTGCAGCATACAACAGAGAAGACGGCAAGATTTATATTCTTGACTGCATCAATATGGAAGAACCTACACCTCAAAAGATTCGTGCAACAATTGAAGAGTTGACTATTAAGTACAAGCCACAAGAGTTCCGTGTAGAAATCAATGCCCATCAGAAAGCATACTCACTAGATGAAGAACTCAGACAATGGCTTGCTTCTTACGGCGTACGACTTGATGCTCACTTTACAGGCAAGAACAAATGGGACACATCTTTCGGCGTTGCATCAATGTCCAATCTCTTCGGCACAGAACGCGAAGGCAAGTTTCAAAACAATAACATCATTGAACTACCATCCTCAGAACACTCTGAAGGATTAAAGGCTTTAACTCAGCAACTGCTTACGTGGAAACCTGATACTAAAGGTAAGACAGATACTGTTATGGCTATGTGGTTTGCCGTTATTCGCATCCGCGAACTAATGCAACAAGCAAGCAATAGTGCTACCTATGCTTACAACAGATGGGCTACAAAAGCACAAACAAATAAACGATACGCCATTAACCTTGATGAGGCTTTCTCGGAGCAATGGCAAGACACATACGGATAAGGAACTAACATGGTAGCACCACTAGTAGGTATAGCGGCAGGCGTAGCCGCCCGTGCTGTTATAAAAAAAATTGCACAAGAAGGAATAAAGAAGGCTGCACAAAATGCGGCAAAAAAAAATGTTGTTAAAAAAGTTACTGCTAAAGAAGCAAAAGATGTTGCTAAGTCTGCAGTAGGTAAGTATCCACCATCAAGACCACCACGTGCAATTGTTAAGCGTGGCACTGGGCTTTCTCCAAGAGAAGCCAAAGTAGTTTCTACAAAACAACCAGTTACAAAAACTTCTGGTCGTTCATTTACTAAAGAAGAGTTAGAAAAAAAGATAGCAATAGAAAAAAGTACTCGTCTTAAGAGAGTGCTAACTCCAGTTAAATCTAATTCTGTTAAAAAAGTTGGACCAGAAAAACTATCTAATAACAAAAGACCAACTGTTTCAGTTGTTCGAGTTAAGAATCCACAACAAGCAGCAGTTGTTGCACGTGCTAAAATTAATATTCCTAAAGATAGAAAACTAGATACTAGTCGCAAAACAGCAATGAAGGCTGCAGAAGAAGCGCGTTCTAAAAAGAGTGCTTTTCAACGTGAACTAGAACAGCGTCCTAATGCAAAAGGTGAACTTGGTTTTTCACGTAGGTCAAGCACAGCACCTGATAAAGATATGATTGAAGCAAACCGTAGGGTTAATGAAGGATTAAGAGAAATTAAAGCACGTGAACGTGCTCTTCAAGCAGCAAAAAGAAACTCTTCTAGGGGACGTACTCCTATTAGCAAAAGAATAACTACAAGAAAAAAACTAAGCAAAACTAAACCGTTAGGAAAATAATTATGGTAGCACCACTAGTAGGTATTGCAGCGGGAGTAGCAGCCCGTGCTGTTATAAAAAAAATTGCATCTAATGCTATTAAGTCAGCAGCAACTAAGAAGTTAGTTAAAGAGGCTGCTAAGAAAAAAGCACTTGCTACACCTAAGTCTGCAGTAAAAGTACTTCCTCGCAAGACTGCACCTAAAACTGATTTATCTAGTCGTGGCGCTAAGCCAACTCGTTTAGAACGCTCAGAACGTGCTAGTGATTTGAGATTTAATAAAGCAGAAAAAAATTATGAACAACGTTTTGATACATCAGCAGGTGGTCCACGTGCGGGTGGAAGTTCAAGTGGTAATCCTGGTAAAAAAAATCTTCGTAAAGAAGCCGCTATTAAAAAAGAAGCAAAGCCAGTAGTTAAAATTAATTCTGCTGTAAAATCAAAAACTGCAGACCAAGCACGTTCTAACTCTAAAGCATTAAAGGCTGCTAACAAGCCATTATCTAAAGGCAATAAAAAACTTGTAACTCAAATTAAACAACAAACAGGATACATTGCTATGGACCGTAGGCCAACACCACCAACTGTTGCTGCTGCATTAAAAAAGGGTCCTAAAGGAAGTTTTATTTTAGAAGCAAAAAAAATTGCAATGCAAGAGGCTCGCAGTATGAGTGGAGCTAAAAAAATTAGTCCAGCGCAAAAAGCCTTAAATAAAAAGAAAAAATAATTTTTAATCAATCGTTAGGACAATAATGGCATTAACAATAGAGCAGGTAACGGCACGGGTTGATTCCCTGCGTTACCGCAATCACGAACGTGATGCGCGTAACTTAGATGTACTTGCTGTCCGTAAAGGAAAAATTGCTCAGGTTTATCCTAACTTTTTTCCAGAAGGCGTTGATGCTAACGTAGTAGCAAACTTTATTGATATTGTTGCTCGTGACCTATCTGAAGTTATGGCTCCGCTTCCAGCGGTTAACTGCTCTGCAGCCAATCAAGTATCTGATAGAGCACGTACCTTTGCTGACAAACGTACTCGTATTGCCTCTAACTATTTCCAACACTCAGACCTAGCAGTACAAATGTACTCAGGTGCTGACTGGTATCTAACATATGGATTCGTCCCATTCATTATTGAATTAGACGATGAAGCAAAACTGCCACGTATCCGCATAGAAAATCCTATTGGGGCTTACCCAGAGTTTGACCGCTATGGACGTTGTGTGGCATTTGCTAAGCGTTACTCTATGACACTTGGTGAACTGGTATCCCAGTTCCCAGAGTATGATAGAAAATTACTTGGACCAAATGGTTACGACCAGGACCTTAATACACAGATTGAAATGATTCGTTATTACGATAAAGACCAATCTATAATTTATGTTCCACGTAGAGATAATTTAGTTCTTTCTGAGGCTGCTAATCCGCTTGGTAAGATGATGGTTGTTGTTGCACGTAAGCCATCTATTGATGGTGAAATGCGTGGACAGTTTGATGACGTACTTGGTATTCAGTTACTGCGCAACCGATTTGCATTACTTGCAATGGAAGCAGCAGAGAAGTCAGTACAGGCACCAATTGTTCTACCACAAGATGTACAAGAACTACAACTTGGTGGTGATGCGGTTATTCGCACAGCCAATCCAGCAGGTGTACGCCGCGTAGAACTTACTCTACCGCAAGGCGCATTTACTGAACAAACAATTCTTAATCAAGAACTTCGTGTTGGTACACGATACCCTGAATCTCGTACTGGAAACATAGATGCTTCTATTGTTACTGGTCAAGGAGTACAGGCTCTTATGGGAGCCTTTGATACACAGGTTAAATCTGCACAAGCAATCTTTGCTGCAACACTTCGGGACATTATTAGTCTTTGCTTTAATGTAGATGAAGTAATCTATCCAGAAGAAAAAACAATTCGTGGAGTAGATTCGGGTTCACCTTATGAAGTTACATACAGACCAACCAAAGACATCAAGAATGATTATTCTGCTGATGTTCGTTACGGTATGCTTGCTGGTCTTAATCCAGCACAAGGTCTTATCTTTATGCTTCAAGCACTTGGAGGAAAACTCATCAGCCGAGATATGGCTATGAGAGAACTACCATTTACAGTTAACGTAACACAAGAATTAGAAAAGATTGAAATTGAAGAGATGCGTACTGCACTCCTTGGTTCACTTACGGCATATACACAAGCAATTCCACAGATGGCTACTCAAGGTCAGGATGCTTCAGATGTTGTTCGTAAGATTGCTGCGGTAATAAAGGCTCGTCAAAAAGGACAAGCATTAGAGGACGCAATAGAAGCAACCTTTGCGCCGCAACAAGAGGTTCCTCCTGCTGGTGAACCAACTAATGCGGTTGAGCAAATGTCCCCTGCTCCCGAAGGTATGCCAGCAGGAGGTTCTCAAATGCCGCAAGTACAAGGAAGACCAGATTTACAAACAATGTTAAGCAGTTTAAGTGGTGGTGGACAAGCAAGGTCAGCGGTAAGTACTACTAGAGAACGAGCAATTTAAGGGGTAATCATGGCAACACCTCGTAAGAGAACTACAAAGGTTAAAACAGTTGCTGATGAGAGTTACTCAAAGTTGGACCAATACGCAATTGAGTTGCATGAGTTTTTTAAATCTTTGCGTAGAGCAGGATTTACAGTTGATAATGCATTATGGATTCTATCTGCAAAAGAAATGCGTCCTGAGTGGATGAAAAATTTATCGCCTGAAGATATTAGAAAACATATAGATGAGGAGGATGACTAATGGCAGAAGTATCGGGACCAGGAAAGCAGTCTAAGCGTACAGACTTAGGTGTGCTTAAGCAAAGTACAAAGCCAATACAGTCTACTCAACCAATGCAATCATATACTGGTGGCGCATATGGTAATAATAAATCTATGGCAATGCAACAGGCTGCTGCACCATTAGCAGGTAATCCAATGCCAACAATGCCAGAAATGCCACCAATGGTGGGATTAGATGCACCAACACAATTTCCAGATGAACCTCTTTCTTATGGTGCAAACTATGGTGAAGGTCCAGGACTAGATACTTCAGGTATACGTGGTATGGGTCAACCTACTATAAGAGAAGCGGTTTATCGTGCAATGCAGTTTGACTCTAGCGGAGAATTAGAAGCGATTTATAACAGATTGAACCAATAATGTCAGGTCTTTATCCAGATAAATTACCTGCTACATCTAAAAACTTTAATCCAAAATATGTTGAATATAACCCAGGTCTTTATGCTGCCATAAATGCAGGACAGCCATCACCAGAAGATGCTTTTCAAATGGCTGAGATTCAGTATCTTCAGGCAAAGCATGCTGAACTAAACAACATGAAGAATATAAATGCTGCTAGAAAAGAATTTGCAGAACTTGCACCTGCTATAAAAGAAAATATTTTAAAGTTAAACCCTGATTATGAATATCAGGCTGCCCCTACTTACCTAGCCCGTGTTGGCGAAGAACTAGGTGGCGTAAAGAATTTTCTTTTATCACCTTTTCAAACAGTAGGTAAAGCATTAATTGGTCTTACTAATACAACAGTAAAGACACCTTATAATATATTAACTGGACAAATAGAAGCAGCAAAAGACGCCAGACTATTTTCTTATATGACAAGTGCACAATCTTGGCAAAATGCATGGAGCGGAAAAGACGCTTGGCGTGAAGAGGATGTTAAAGTAATTGATGAAACTCATGGTAAAGGTTTATCTGCGTTAATTCGTGGACAGATAGACGGCAAGAAGCCAGGAGACATATACCGTGAATACGGTGGGTATAACTATGAAATGCAGACTGCAATTTCTGCACAAAGTGATTACAACGCATATCTATTTGGTGTTGCTACTAATCAAACAGAAAAGTATCCATTAACTATTGCTGGTAAGGCATACGAAACTGCACTATCTGATATAAGTTCTAAGCAAAAAGAATTTGGTAATGATTTAACAAATTTTATGAACAAAAATTTGCCACCTTCAAAGGTTGGCACTATTGGTCAAATTATTTATAGCAGTCTTGCTAACGTATCTTGGGCTATTGAAAGTGACCGCGCTGAAGCAGCGGAAGAAACAAAAAGATTAAATAAATGGCGTATTGCAAATCCAAACCCATTTTCTAAAAATAGAACTGCTGACCCATCTGACCTTGCTCAATTTGAATACGAACTCATTGCAGACCCACTAACGTGGATGACCGCTGGTGGTTCTAAGGGACTTGGACTTTCAGAAAAACTAGTAAAGAAATTTAACGATGCTGGTGCTGCTGGGGTTTCAAATGAAATCCGTGTTGCAGACCTTTTTAAGAATAAAAGATTTTCTAGTATCCATTCTCGCTTAGTTGATGAATTAAATGTTTTGCGTTTGGCTAGAACTAGCAAAGATAAATCCGCTGCTTATTTATCACGCGAACGAATTAAACAAAACTTTCCACATTATGATAATGATGTAACAATTAAGCATCTTTTAGATACTAAAGTGCTTAACAAAGAAGGCAAAGAAGTTAATGTAACAGATTTAGAAACTTTAAAAAGTTTCTTTATTCGTGGTGAAATGATTGATTACGTTACGCATGGGTTTAGAAACAATATAGGTTACTTTAATGATAATCATATTATGCTTGAAAGGTCTACACGACTAATAACCGATAGGCTTAGAGCAAGATTTGAACGCTTAGCCAATAACGCAGATGTATCTAATCCTGCTGCTGTACTTGCAAGTGGTGAACTTGCTAAAAAGATGAAAATTGTTGAAGAAGCATTTGCTGATGCTGGACAGTTCCCAAAACAACTTGCTGACAGTCCTGAATTAGTAGCAACAGTTGATGCTTTAACAAAGCATGGTAGCGTTATTCAAAAAACATACAACAAAGCAATGGCTGCACACCCATCAAATGTTGTTTTGCATACATCTAATGAGTTTGTTCATAGTTCTTTGTCAGCGTATAGAGATTTTGCAAGAGTTCTTACTGGAGATAAAGCAACTGCTAATTTAATGGCTGAACTTTATCTAAGTCACAGCCCAGATGATAGATTTAATATGCTTTATAGCACAGTTAAATATTATCTTGATAAGATTGGTGCTCCAGAACATTATCAACGTCAAGTATTAGAATCTACTTTTGGTGATGTTGGTGGTTTTGGTCCAGTACCAGACTTTAAAGTACCAACGCATCTTATTGATGATACAGAATTGCGGGTTGCACCTGGTGCAAGCCAGCCGCTTCACTTAACCCGTGGTATTAGTATGCCAAACTTTAATAAAATACATCAAGATTTATATGACCTTACTGGTTGGGATAAGGTTGGATTAAAATTTGTTAAATCCCTTACTTATTCTACTTTTGCTAACATCACAAATGGTTTGTGGAGTCTGTTACTTCTGTTTCCAAAGATTGCCGCAAAGGGCGCAACAGACGAAGCCGTACTTAATGGATTAACAAACTCCTATAAGGGAATTTTTAGTATACTTACCCGTCAAGGTGCAGCAGCATCTAGTGTACGTGCTGCGGTAACTGGTAAAGAAGAAACAATAGGTTTAATCAAAGCCAAGATACTACGTGATAACTCGCCACATAAATACATCTCACCTGCTATGCGTGCAAACATGCAAGAAGATGTACTTGTAAAAAAAGCCATGACTCTTCCTAACGGAAGACAAGTACAGGCTAATGAATGGGTTAGTGCAGATGAGTACCATGGTGGTACGTACCTAGACCGTTTAGTTGCTATGAGTATTGCTAAGTATGGTGGTAAACTATCTGATGATACTAAGAGATATTTAGCAAGTGAATTAGCAAACAACTCTCACTCTATGCATGCACATGCATTGTCTTCTGTTGGTCGTACAATAGGTAACCATGAAGTAGACGGTAGCATCATTGCTGAGATGTATGGCAGAAATGAACTAGTAAAAGGATTAGATGAAGCACATGTAGCCGAAAAGGGTATACGTGAAAAGTATCTTGCTAAACTAAAGGGAACAGATGTCTTAAGACAAACTGGAGACTTTCAGATTAGAGATATGGATAAACTTTCTCAGAGTCATAAAACAGCAGTTCACTATACAAACTTTTGGCAGTACTTTGCAAGAAACGTATGGACACATAAGCCAACTAAGGTCTCTGTTGACTATGGTGATTTGTTTATTAAGAACAATGCAATCCGAACTAAAGAAGACGGCAAAGCATTTGTTGATGACGTAATGAATCAGATTGGTTTTACCCGTAATTCTATGGGTGAATGGAAACCACGTATGCAGCAACTAGGTGTAGAGCCAGATGGCACACCTATTATGACTGACAGAATCTCAAAAGAAACTATTGAAGCGTTCTTGACAGATTTTAGACAAACATCTCAGATGCGTCTTGCTGGTCTTTCGCCAGACCAAATTGCAGAAGCCTTGATTCGTAACTCACGTGATGAGTTGTATACAATTTTCCACGGTTCAGCAGATGACTTTAATGAAAACCTACTCAATATGATTATCTTTAAGATGAATGAAGGTATTCAAAAGGTAGTTAACCAAGGTCCATATGCATCTGAAATGGGTATTGGTACTGCACTTTCAAAATGGGCAGATAATCAATACAAGCCTTCTTATCATATTTCAAAGATTGCATTTAATGAGTTTGAAGATGTAACAATTGGTTATGGATTAAAGGCTAGGTTTGTTAAGACTGATTTAAACTTTAAGATATTTGCACCTAAGTTAACTATATCTGCTATCTATGAAAAAATGGCTAGAGTTCCTTGGGAAATAATGGATAGGCAAATGAATGACCTATATCGTACTGATGCTTATATGGTTAAAGTATTTGAAAATAGAAAACGTATGGAAGCCGCTGAAGCAGGTTATACTCAGCAATTAATTGCTAATGGTACAAATCCAGAGGCTGCTGCGTTACAGGCTGATATGGTATTTGCTGGTCAAGCAAGTATTAACTCTGTTTATGGTGTAATGAAATATGCGGATAACACTGAGGTACGTTCACAGTTAGCATGGACATTACGTGGAGTTGGTCGTTTCAATAGAGCCAATGAGGATTTCTGGAGACGTATGATACGTCTTGGTTCTACTAAGGGACCACAGGCTGCATGGCGTTTATCTCACTATCAGTTAGCAATGGATGGTGCAGGTTTTATTCACACTGATGATGATGGTAATAAATATGTTATTGTTCCAAATGATGGTGTAACTTTTCATACTCTTAACGGTATCTTCACTGCATTACTGAATCCAATAAATGTTGCAAGGGCTGCTAGAGATGGTGAACTAGATACAATATTTAAGCAACCAGAGTGGAGTCAAAAGACACTCAAGATTTCTATGCTTAACCCATCATACGCTGAAGGTTCTGGTGCAGTTTCTCTGCACGGAGCAACTATGTCTATATCTGTTGCTGGTTTAAAACAACTCTTTAAGGTTTATGGTTTTGAAAAAAAAGGTGAAGAACTAGACAATCTTATTCTTGGACCAATGAGCGATAATCAAACACTTGCTCGTATGCTGCCATCTGCATTACATAACATATGGGCTGGCATGGACCCAGAACATAGAACTGGTGCTTGGGCAACTGCTATTCAACAGGCTGCAATGTTTATGCAATACAACGACAATACTAAAATAACTCCTG